ACCTCAGAGGCGAGGTCGTCGTCCGCAGCGGGCGATAGCTCGCCAGTCGCCGGCGCATTCCCGGCGCTCATCCAGGCCGCTTCCATGGCGGCCATGCGCTCCTTGCGGGCCGTTGCAAAGCCGACCATGTGCGGCCGGTCGGCCCCACGGGTCGCCGCTCGGTCGTACCCGCGCCGCTCGATCTCGATCATCTGCGCGTAGACGGCCTCCTCCATGGGGGCGATCATGCCGCAGTCACGAATGAAGGCGCGAAAGTTGGCGTATCCGGCCGAATCCTCGCGAGCCACGACGCGACCGCCGGGGAGGATGTCGTACCGTTGAAGCATAAAGCAATAGTGTTTGCGGCCGCTTGCCGTAACGTAGGACGCAACGTGCCGGCGCCACGGACCAAGGCGGGCATCCTCGGGATTGATCACGGTGCCGCCCTTCTGAATTGCGCCCGCGATCGCCTTGTTCAGCCGACCGTCAATGCCGACGCCGTTGACGCCAGGCTTTGCCACAATCTGGCTTAGCTCGGGCAGGAACCCGTGCTCAGCGTGCCAACTCCACCCGTAGGGGTAGTGAACGAACACGAACCGATCATTGGCGTACTTAGCCGGTAACCTCCGCTCCTCAACGTCTGCCACCGCTTCATGGGGTACGGGTCGATCTAGACGGATGGCGGTTTGCATGGAGGCTCCGGTCGATGGAGTGTGAACGGGGGGAGGAGGCGCGGCGGGTGTTCAATCCGCCGCGCCCGTAGACTATGCGTCGGTCGTGACCCGACAGGCGCGGAGATCCTCGGCCTCGGCGGTGCCGGGGTAGGCATTCGCGATGAGCGAGGTCATGCCGTTCGCGCCGTCGCGCACGCGCTCGACGAACATTTCCGGCGTTGCCACCAGAATGTCGGCGGGGTTGATCATCGGATCGAGAGCCGCCACGGGGGCGAGGGTATAGGCGAATGCGCCCTCGGAGAACATGCAGCCCTGGCGATCCGCGCTGCTGTTGACCAGCGCGCACGAGTCGGACTGGTACACGGCCACGCCCGCGAACTGCCCACGGAAGCCCACGCCCGGAGCCTGCAGGAGCCCTTGAGCGTCGGTGCGGAACTGCATGGGGCCAGCCTCGCCACGGATGCTTTCAATGAGGTCGTTGATCTGCTGGTTGTGCAGAACCACGCTCAACTGACCGGGGTTGTTCTGAAGGTTGAGGTAGTAGACCGCATCAAAGAAGTCGTCCACCGTGAGGTCGGCCGAGCTCGTTCCGACGTTGCCGGCGATGTTGGAAAACAACGCGGTGAGCAGGTCGGTGAGGGTGAGGTCGAGCGACTCGGTGAGCACGCCGACGACGTAGTTCACGTCGAGCGCGCCGCCGGTGATCTTCATCAGATCGGTGGGCTGCATCTTGAGGCCGTAGCGAGCGACCACGAGATCGTAGTTGCCGGTGCTCAGAGCGGTATTGCTAAAGCCGCTGGACAGCTCGGTGCTGGCCGCTGCCATCACGGAGCCGCGGGTGACCTTGGTGACGTTCATCGTGCTCGATCCCATCGGGGAGTACGGGATGAAGGTCATCAGCGCACGGAGCCCGGTGGGGTCGTACAGGTTGGTGTGAAGGAGCGAGCTGAGAATGCGGGCGACACGGCCGCCGGCGCTCAGGAGGGATGCATAGCTGACTTCGTTTGCCATTTTGGAAAAGCCTCAGAGGGAAGGTGGAAAGCTTCCGACTGCGCTACTCCCGGTATCGGCGGAGAGAACCCGGCGCGTGTCGTCAGGTGTAGATTGTCACGCCGGCGTCAGCCTGTCAAGGGGCGGCGGCCTTTGGCATCGCAATCTCACCGGCAGCGTGAGCCGCGGCCATGATGCCTGCAATGTTGGCGCGTACCTGCTCGGGGGTCATGGCTGACACCTGCTCCTCGCTAAACGTGGTCGAGGGCGGCGGCCCAGTCTTGGGAATCGTCCCGCCGTTGACGCGGCCAGGCGTCGGCTTGGCCGGCTCGGCGCTCGGTGCCTCTGTCGATGCGGTGCCAGGGCGGGGCGCGAACGCAGCGCGGAGCGTGACCGGCGGCGCCTTGGCAAGCTCGACCAGGAACTCCGCGAACGTGCCCGACTTGTCGCCCGTGGTCGCAACGTGGCGATCGTACCGGCGGCCGGCGTCCTCGATCACCTCGGGGTCCATCGCGTCGTCGCTCAGGTTGCCGCGGTACGCAAACCGTAGCATCTCGCTTTCGCGGGCCTGCGTTGCCAAGCGAGTACGCAGCGCGGGCACATCGCGCACCATGCTTTCCAACTCGTGAATGCGGGCGGTGAGGGCAGCCACTCGCGCCTTGACGGCGGGCGTGTCGTCGGTGGAGGCGGGCGCGGAAAGGGCGGCGGGCGTTTCGGATGGGTCGAGCATCAGATATCCGGGGTTGCGGGTGAAACGGCGGGAGCGGTAGCGCCCACGCCAGCGACGGCGGCGGCACCGAACCCGGCCGCATCCAGCGCGGCGTCGAGCTCGGCCTGCTGGCGGCGAATGTCGATCAGCTTCTCGATCGCGCCGTCGCGACCAAGCGAGGGGTAAACGTGCTGCACCACATCGAGCGGGCCGGCCAAACCCTTAGCGGCCAGCGCGTCAATCTGAGCAAACGTCGCCATGATCTCGTCAGGCGTGCGCCCTACCTCGGCGTAGCTGACGGCGTACCCGGTGGCTGACTCAGGGAGCGGCGGCGACTGGATGCCCGCGCCCGTGCCGTAGGCGTTGACCAGGCGGGCGGCAGTCGCGAGAAGTAGCGCGTCGCCCATCGCGGCGGCGGGTTGCTGCGACCGCCATGCACGACGCAGACCGTCGCGAGACACGACGATCGCGTAGCCGCTCATGCCCGACGAGCCGCCCACATGAAGATCGGCGGGGCTGATCCCTGCCTCCTGAGCAAGCCCGGCCTCGTATTGCACGATGGCCTCGGCCATAGACTTCGGGTCCATCGCCGGCGCGAGGGTGTTCAGCGATCCGCTCTTCTCCTTGCGGCTCGTCAGGAGCAGAATGGACGACTGGTCGAGGGCGATCTTGTCTACCGGCGTGGTCGATGAGGTGCTCACCGAACTCGGGGCCTCCACATCCAGGCCGTAGCGTTGCGGGTGGCTACAGTCGCGCACGCCATGGAACCAGAGGGTCCAGAGCGCGCCCACCTTGAGCGTGCCGTCAACGAGCTCGCGCTGTTCTTCCCAGTTCCAGAGCTGGTCGGTGATCTGCGCGTGGAACAGAATGTAAGGGAGGATCGGCGCGCCGGCCGTGTCGAGGTAGGGATAGCCGACCTCGCCGGAGCGGTACTGGTCGGACACATCGACGCGCCGGCCAGTCTGCGGATCGATGCTCTCAATCCGATACACAGGCACGGTCGGATCAGAAACGTCCCACGTTTCCCAGGTCCAGACTACCTCACCCTCGGGGGCCATGCGCGGGCGCAGCTCCTGCACCATCACCGGCACGTCGGGGCGCTCAGGCCGTGCCGATGCAATGCACCACGCCGGCGACACCACGCGGTAGCTTACGCCGATCCCCTGGTACCAGTCGAGGCGCATGAGGGACTCGCGCAGCCCCAGCGTCAGAAGGTGCGCCCGCTGACGCAGCGGCCAAAGCTCCGGCTTCAGAATGGCGCTTAGATCGACGGCCTCGCCCTGCGTTGTCACGGTGGGGCTCTCGTCGTAGAGCACGTTCTTCTGTACGTTGAACGTCTTCTGCGGGTTGCGCGTCGTGTCGGGATGCGTCATGCGCGCCAACACTTGCGGCGCGAAGAACTGTTCAAGCTCCACGCGCAAGTCCTCGTACCAGTCGCCGGTCATCATGCGTTCGCGCGTCGCCGTCAGGCGCCAGCGCAGCACATCGGCCGGGGCCTCGGGCAACGGGTGGACCGGGAGCACAGTCAGCATACCCCAAACGCTACCACGATTTGAGCCGGCGGGCTAACGTGGTCGGGTGTCGGCTATTCAATTCGTCTCGGACGACGATCTCAACCGGGCGTGGCTCCGGCACTACGACGCCGATCCGCTGTTCCGGTACAGCGAGGGCGTAGCCGGAGGGGGCGGGATGTCGCCCGGTCAAGAGGCGTTCCATCGCGACCCATCCAGGCGGCGCGTGCTGCGGGCTGGAAACCAGGTCGGCAAGACGCGGGCCGGTGCGGCTGAATGTTGGTGGACCATGCTCGACCGCCACCCGTGGCGCGAGCTGCTGGGTCGGGCTTCGGTCGGTTGGGTTGTCATGCCCGACCTCAACGACTGGCCCAAGGTGAGCACCAAGCTTCGCGAGATCGAGCCGCCGGGTGTTCTTGATCCGGCGTGCCGCTACGACACGGCGAAGGGGTACACCTACCGCGGGGCTCGTGGGCTCATGACCCGGAACGGGTCGCTGGCGCTGCCCAAGTCGGGAACCCAACAACAAACGGCCCTCGCCGGCGACACGCTCGATTGGCTCTGGTACAACGAGCCGCCGCGGGAGTCGCACTGGGGCGAGTCGCTGTCGCGGCTGGCCGTGCGCGGCGGCCATGCGTGGCTTGAGTTCACGCCGGTCGGGAAGCCGCTCGGGTGGCTGCGCGCCTACCTACATGGCGACGCCGAGACAGGCGCGGCCGGGCACGCCGAATGGTCCGAGACTCTCATTGAGCTGAAGGCGGCCAACTGCCCGCACCGCACGCCGGCTGACATAGCTGCCCAGGTCGCGTCGTACTCGCC